CGCTGCGGCTTCAAGGTTGTCGATCCCGGCTGAGGAGCCCCAAACGGGCGAGTCATGTCGGGTTTCGTCGGTCCGATTGCCGTCGCCCGACTGCCGACTGCCGCCGCTACATCGCGCCGCTTGCAGACAGGCCCGGCTTGGGTTTCACTGGCCTGCGGACTGCCCCCGCAAGACCGGATCATCCATGCCCGCCCGCCCCTCCGCACCCTTCATTCTCGGCTGGGAGGAATGGGTCATACTGCCCGATCTCGGCCTCGGCGCCGTCAAGGCAAAGGTGGACACGGGCGCCCGCACCTCGGCGCTCCACGCCTTCTACGTCGACCCGTTCGGCCCGGCCCGCGCCCGCAAGGTGCGGTTCGGCATCCATCCGGTCCCGCGCCGCAGCGACATCGCCATCGAGTGCACCGCCCGCCTGATCGATCGGCGCGAGGTCAAGAGCTCCAACGGCGAGATCGAGGAGCGCTACGTCATCGAGACGCCGATCCGGATCGGCGACCGGCAATGGCGGATCGAGGTCACCCTCGCCAACCGCGACATGATGGTCTACCGCATGCTGCTGGGCCGCCAGGCGATCCCGCGCGACGGCCTGGTCAAGCCGTCGGCCTCGTTCCTCCAGCCCAGGCTGCACTACAGGGTCTACGAGCAGGGCGGCCGCTGAGGCCAGGCCGCGCCTGCCGGCGCGTCCCGGAAGCCGAAGCGCCAGGGCCGGCACCGTGCGGCATCGAAACGGGGCCGGTCGAGCATTTCGTTATTGCAGAACGCGCGTTTTTGTGGCTTTTCACGGGCCTGCAACGCCCCGCGCGCGGCGCGCAGCCCATTCTCAAGCACGAAATCCGGCAAAAGGCTCGGGCCATGAAGGTCAGGAACTCGTTGAAATCCCTGCGCGGGCGCCACCGCGACAACCGCCTGGTGCGGCGCAAGGGCCGCGTCTACATCATCAACAAGACCAACCGCCGCTTCAAGGCGCGCCAAGGCTGAGGATGCGCTGAGCTTGCGCCGACGCCTCGCGCCGCCAGTTCTTGGGCCGTTTTGACCGCCGGCATCCTGGCGGGTATGCTGACGGCATGACGCTCCCGATGCATGCCCGCCTCGTCGCCGCCTTCGCGCTGGTTTGGCTCGTCCAAATAGCCCCCTTGTGGACCCCCGCAGCCTGGTCCCAGGAGGAAGCCGCCCCCAAGGCGGAAAAGCGCGCCGCGCCGGCGCCAAGTCTGCCCCGCACTCCGGTCGAGCGTGACACGGTCCTCTCCGATCTGTACGAACGGCTCGCCGCCTCCGACGACGAAAACGCCGCCAAATCGGTGGTCGAGAGCATCGAGCGGGTCTGGCTCCACTCCGGCAGCCCCACCGTGGACCTGCTGTTCGGGCGCGCCATGCAGGCCGTCGGCGAGAAGAACTACGACCGCGCGCTGCGCTTCCTCGATAACGTCGTAGAGCAGGCGCCGGACTTCACCGAAGGCTGGAGCCGGCGCGCCTTCGTGCACTTCCAGCTTGGCAACGTGCGCCCCGCGATTGGCGACCTGCGCCGGGCGCTCGCCCTGGACCCTAGTCATTTCAAGGCCTTGGACGGTCTCGCCCAGGTCTTGCGCGACATCGGCGAGAAGCGGGCAGCGCTCCAGGTGATGCGCCGCCTGGCCGAGGTCCACCCCTACTGGGACGGCACCGAGCAGGCCATCGAGGAGCTGGCCCGCGAGGTCGAAGGCCAAGGCATCTAGCTCGTCCTCCATAGCAGCCTGATACTTGTCACACCGCCGGAATGCCGATATAGCCTCCCCTGCGTGAGCCGAGGTTTTTTCCGGCTCAGGGGCGCGTAGCTCAGCGGTAGAGCACTACCTTGACATGGTAGGGGTCACAGGTTCGATCCCTGTCGCGCCCACCATCTGTTTGGCCCCCCGGCAGAGCATTCCCCGTCTCAAGCACAGCGGCATCGTAGCGGCCGGACGTGGCGCGACTATCCCCGCTTTTGGCCGTCATGCTATAATTGAAATACTCAATAATATATCCGGCAATACTAAGCCGTTATCTAGACTTTTTTAAGTATAATTGCCACGCATCAAAATATACATTGACACCGTGACGCTGATCTGCTACCGTTCTGCTATCGTCACCACAGTCGCATCAACGCTGCCCATCTCTCCCGGCACCGTGCGGCTCCCTCGCCCCACCCATCCCCGCATGTTCATCTCCAAGCTCAGCCCCGGACAGTGGGCCGAGGCCCGCGGCATGCGTGCCGACGGCGCCGGCTACGAGGCCATCGGCGACCGCTTCGGCGTGCGCGCGCGCACCGTCTCCACGCGTTCGCGGCGGGAGGGCTGGCCTGTGCCCGCGGGCGTCGCCCCGAGGAGGCCGGCGCGCGCCCGGCCCGGCCCTCCTCCCTCGCCTGGCACCACCGGCATCCGCAGCCGCCTCGCGGAGCGGCTCTACAGGGTCATCGAGTGCAGGATCAGGATGATGGAGCTTCGCATGATCAAGCAGTTGCAGGCCCAGGAAAACGACCCCGACGCCAGCGTGCCGCCGGCCCCGGGAAAGGACGAGCGCGAGAACTTCGCCGCGCTCATCGACAGCATCAGCAAAGTCACGGAGATGGCCTCTGAATCTGCCCCTGCCGCCAACGGGAGGAGAAGAACCGCAACAGCCACCGGGGCAATCAACCCCGAGCTCACCGCCCTCAGCCGCGATATCGACCCCGACGGCCTCGCCGTCGCATCCAAGAAGGACGACTTCCGCCGCGAGCTTGCGGAGCACCTTGGAAAGATGTTCCCAAAGCCCTGAGGGCCTCGACTTCCTCGCCGCCCATCTCACCCCGGAGCAGTTCCGCCGCATCGTCAACTACGAGTGGGCCGTCGCTGCCCGCGATGACCAGCTCGCCCCCGTCCTGGCGAAAGGCGGAGGCCGCTGGCACACGTGGCTGCTGCTCGGCGGGCGCGGCTCCGGCAAGACGCGGGCCGGCGCCGAATGGGTACGCGCCCAGGCGATCGGCGAGCCGCCGCTGGCCGACCGCCGCTCGCGCCGCATCGCACTGATCGGCGACACCATCGCCCAGGTGCGCTCGATCATGATCGAAGGTGTGTCCGGCGTGATGTCGATCTACCCGCCCGACAAGCGCCCCAAGCTTGAGGTCTCCAAGAACCAGCTGGTCTGGGACAACGGCACCATGGCCCAGCTGTTCGGCGCGGACGACCCGGACAGCCTCAGAGGCCCCCAGTTCGACGCCGCCTGGTGTGACGAGCTCGCCAAGTGGCGCCGCCCGGACCTGGCTTGGGACAACCTGCAGTTCGCACTGCGTCTCGGCCGCTGGCCACAGTGCGTCATCACCACCACCCCGCGCCCGATCCTCCTCTTGAAGAAGATCCTCGATGACGCCGCCAGCGCTGTCACCCGCTCGCGCACGGCAGACAACGCGCGGTTCCTGTCGCCCTCGTTCCTGGCCGAGATGCAGCGCCGCTACGGCGACACGCCCGTCGGCCGCCAGGAGCTGGAGGGCGAGATCGTGGAGGAGCGCATGACCGGATTGTGGAAGCGCAGCCAGATCGAGCAGGCCCGCATGCTGGCGCGCCCCGAGCTTGTCCGCATCGTCGTCGCCGTCGATCCTCCCGTCACGTCCACGGCCGGCTCCGACAGCTGCGGCATCGTCGTGGCCGGTCTCGGCGTGGACAAGCGCGCCTACGTCATCGCCGACCGCACGGTGCAGGGCCGCGACCCCACCACCTGGGCCAAGGCCGCGGTCGCCGCCTACCACGACCACGAGGCCGACGCCATCGTGGTGGAGACCAACCAGGGCGGCGATCTGCTGGTGCAGATGTTCAAGAGCATCGACGCTTTTGTCCCGGTGAAAAAGGTCTACGCCAGCCGCGGCAAGTACATCCGCGCCGAGCCCGTCTCCACCCTCTACGGCGAGGGCCGCGTGATCCACGTCGGCGAGTTCCCGGAGCTGGAACGTCAGATGTGCGACTTCGCCGCCGACGGCCTCTCCCACGGCAAGAGCCCCGACCGCCTCGACGCCCTCGTCTGGGCCATCACCGAGCTGATGCTCGTGCAACGGAGCAACCCCAGCATCCGCGCGACATAGGGGTCAGACCCTGCGGGTCTGACCCCGCGGCAGTAGGGAGTGGGGAATAGGGGAGTAGGGCCGCCGTTCATCCGCCAACGCCCCTACTCCCCACTCCCTATTCCCTACTCCCCTCTTTCTTCAAAGGCACACCCATGATGATGAAGTGGCTCGCCCGCCTCACGCGGCACCGCCCTCCCGCCACCAAATCCCTCACCGCCCCCTGCTTCGCCTTCGACCGCCTCGCCTCCCCCGCCTGGTGCCCTCGCGACTACGCCGCCTTCGCCCGCGAAGGCTTCATGCAGAACCCAGTCCTCTACCGCGCCGTCCGCATGGTCGCCGAGGCTGCGGCCAGCGTGCCGCTCCTGCTCTATCAGGGCCAGGAGGAAATCTCCGACCACCCCCTCCTCGACCTCCTCGCCCGTCCCAATCCCGCCGCCACCACTCCCGACCTCCTCGAAGCCTGGTACGGCTTCCTGCTCGTCTCCGGCAACGCCTATCTGGAGGCGGTCTCTGTCGGCGGCACCGTCCGCGAGCTGCACACGCTCCGCCCCGACCGCATGAAGGTGGTGCCCGGCCCCGGCGGCTGGCCCGAGGCCTTCGACTACACCGCCGACGGCCGGACGCAACGCATCGCCGGCGAGGCCGTCCCCGGCGTTGCCCGCACCCTGCACGTCAAGCTGTTCCACCCCTTGAGCGACCACTACGGCCTCTCTCCCATCGAGGCCGCCGCCTCGGCAATAGACATCCACAACACCGCCTCGCGCTGGAACAAGGCGCTGCTCGACAACTCCGCGCGGCCATCCGGCGCCCTCGTCTACACCGCCCGCGACGGCAACCTCACGGTGGAGCAGTACGACCGCCTCAAGGCCGAGCTGGAGCAGGGCTTCCAGGGTGCCGCCCGCGCCGGCCGACCGCTGCTGCTGGAAGGGGGCCTCGACTGGAAGTCCATGTCGCTCTCCCCCAAGGACATGGACTTCATCGAGGCCAAGCACGTCGCCGCCCGCGAGATCGCCCTCGCCCTGGGCGTTCCACCGATGCTGCTGGGCATCCCCGGCGACAACACCTACTCCAACTACCAGGAAGCCACCCGCACCTTCTGGCGCTCCACCGTCCTCCCCCTGGCGAGCCGCACCGCCAAGTCTCTTTCGACCTGGCTCTCCCCCGCCTACGCCACCACGCTTGAGCTGCGCCCTGACCTCGACGCCATCGAGGCCCTGAGCACCGAGCGCGAGGCCCTCTGGTCCCGCATCGACGCCGCCACCTTCCTCACCGAGGACGAGAAGCGCGCCGCCGTCGGCTACAGCCCAATGGGGTCAGACCCTGCGGGTCTGACCCCAGGGGAATAGGGAGTAGGGAGTAGGGCAGCCATTCATCCGACAGCGTCCCTACTCCCCACTCCCTATTCCCTACTCCCCTCTTTTGTACGGTGGAGACCACATGCCTCACGAGCACAAATTCACCCCCCTCGACCTGAAACGCGTCGAGCCCGACGGCACCTTCTCCGGCTACGCCAGCCTATTCGACACGGAGGACATGGGCCGCGACATCGTCCTCCCCGGTGCCTTCCGCGACAGCCTGAGAGAGCGCGGCCCCGCCGGCATCAAGCTGCTCTACCAGCATAACCCCGCCGAGCCCATCGGCATATGGGAGTCCCTCAAGGAGGACTCCCGCGGCCTCCTCGTCCGCGGCCGCCTGATGCTCGCCGTCGCCCGCGCCCGCGAGGTTCTGGCCCTCATGCGGGCCGGCGCGCTGGACGGCCTCTCCATCGGCTTCCGCGCCGTCACTGGCAAGCGCGACGCCAAGACCGGCATCCGACGCCTCGCCAGGATCGACCTCTGGGAGATCTCCATCGTCACCTTCCCACTGCTCCCCGAGGCGCGCGTTGCCCACGTCAAGTCGGACGCGGAGCATCGCCTGCTGGCCGCGGTCGGCGCCGCCACGCACCGGCTGCATCTCGCGACGACAAAGCGAATAGCGAATAGCGAATAGGGGCACACCGCCCGTCTACTCCCTACTCCCTATTCCCTATTCCCTATTCGCTATTCGCCCATCTCACACCACCGCCCCCGAAAGGAAACCCCGCATGCCGACCGACTCCCTCGAATCCGCCTTCGGCGACTTCATGCGCGCCTTCGAGGCCTTCAAGGAAGGCAACGACGAGCGCCTCTCCCAGCTGGAGCGGCGCGCCTCCGCCGACATCGTCACCACCGAGAAGGTGGACCGCCTCAACCGCACCGTCGACGAGACCAGGCGCGTCGTCGACGACCTTGCGCTCAAGGCCGCACGCCCCCACCTCGGCGGCCCGACGAGCCAAGGCCCGCGCACCGCCGCCGCCCTTCAGCACAAGGCCGCCTTCGACTCCTACGTCCGCTCCGGCGACGCTACGGGCCTGCGCGACCTCGAAGCCAAGGCCCTCTCCGTCGGCTCCGACCCCGATGGCGGCTTTCTCGTCACCGAGGAGCTGGAGAGCCGCGTCAACCGCGGCGTACGCAACGTCTCGCCGATCCGCGCCATCGCCCAGGTGCGGCGCGTCTCCGGCTCCGTCTACAAGAAGCCGTTCGCCATTACCGACGCCGCCGCAGGCTGGATCGCCGAGACCGCCGCCCGCCCGGAGACCAACGCCCCCACGCTGGCCGAGCTCGCCTTCCCCACCATGGAGCTCTATGCCATGCCGGCCGCCACCTCGGCCCTCCTCGACGATGCCGCCGTGGACATCGACGAGTGGATCGCCGACGAGGTGCAGGGCAGCTTCGCCCAGCAGGAGGGCACCGCCTTCGTCACCGGTAACGGCACGGCGCGGCCCAAGGGCTTCCTCGACTACACCAAGGTGGACAACGCCACCTGGAGCTGGGGCAACATCGGCTACATCAAGACCGGCACGGCCGGCGCCTTCCCCGCCACCAACCCCGGCGACAAGCTGATCGACCTCATCTACACCGTGAAGTCCGGCTATCGCGCCAACGGCACCTTCGTCTTCAATCGAGCCACGCAAGCCGTGATCCGCAAGATGAAGGACGGCGACGGCAACTACCTCTGGCAGCCCGCCGCCAAGGCCGGCGACGCCTCCACGCTGATGGGGTTCCCGGTGGCCGAATCCGAGGACATGCCCAACATCGCCACCGACAGCCACGCGGTCGCCTTCGGCGACTTCCGCCGAGGCTACCTGATCGTCGACCGGGCCGGCATCCGGGTGCTGCGCGATCCCTACAGCTCCAAGCCCTACGTGCTGTTCTACACGACCAAGCGCGTCGGCGGCGGCGTGCAGGACTTCGACGCCATCAAGCTCCTGCGCTTCGGCGTGTAACCCCCTTCACCTGTCATCCCGGAAGCCGAGCCGAAGGCGAGGCTATCCGGGACCTCGTGAGGCGAGTCGCACCTCTCACGAGATCCCGGCTCGGATCGCTGCTCGCCGCTGGCTCGCATCGCTCCGGCCGGGATGACGGGTGGCGATCGTTTCGCCCCGCCCGCGTGCCCCCTCCGCGGGTGAGGGCGACGCGAGCGGGATCGGCGTGCCCCTCCCCGCGTCCGATCCCGCTCGCCCCAAGCAGCGAATAGCGAATAGCAAATAGCGAATAGGGAGCCGCACGGCCCTATTCCCTACTCCCTACTCCCTACTCCCTATTCGCTCTTTCAACT